AATGCGGAGTTAAAAGCTCGTATTACTATTTTGGAAACTGTAGCTGAGCCGGATAAACAGGAGTAATTATGAGCACAATGCAATATGACGTCAAATCGACTCATCGCGATGAGTCGGGCGTTATGGTTCCGTATAGAGTTCGTCTAAAAGGTGCTGTTATACAGCCACAGACTGGTGCTGATGCAACTTCTACTTTTGTAGACAATACTTCTATTACTGGAACATACGCACGCAGTACAACCACGGCAACTATAACTGCAGTTAATCACGAACTAGATGTAGGTGATCGTGTTTATCTTGATTGGAATTTAGCTGATGGTCCATATACTGTCTTAACTGTAGCTGACGCTAATACATTTACCGTGGCAGTGGCAGATTCTGGTGGTTCTACCGGTGCTGTTATTGTATACAACTTCGTGTTATTTGAGATTGACACAGATATTCAAGTTGTAACTAACGTAGTTATACCCGGTGAGGGCATATTAGCTAGAGTTGGAATTCGTGTATTTCTAGCAAGTAACTGTCGAGCTAGTATTTTTTATGGCTAAGACTCCTGCCTGGCAGCGTAAAGAGGGTAAAGACCCCGAGGGTGGCTTAAATGCTAAGGGGAGAGCTTCGTATAACGCAGCTAACCCCGGCAAACCCGGACTAAAAGCCCCTCAGCCAAAAGGTGGTCCAAGGAAAAAATCTTTCTGCGCTCGTATGAGTGGCATGAAGAAAAAATTAACCAGCGCTAAAACCGCTAATGACCCTAACTCCCGCATCAACAAATCCCTACGGGCTTGGAACTGCAAAGAAGGCGGATCAGTTCGTGGTGGTGGATGCGAAGTTCGTGGCAAAACTAAAGGAAAGATGATATGAAAAACAGAGTTAAAAAATATCAAACAGGCGGTGTTTCTAATCCTAGTTTTAGAGAAGAAAAACAAAAAGAAATTGAAAATAAAAAAATAGAACGTGAGGCTAAAGCACAGGCTCAAAAAGAAGCTACGGCCCAAAAAGCTTACAGAATTGCTGTTAAGGATTATGAGCGTGAATTAGCATTAGATCCACCAGATACTAATCCGTTTGGCTACGGTGTTCGTAAACTTGCAGATAAAGCAGGTGACAAATTTCGTTCTGTAGGCAAATTTTTTGGTTCTAATAAAATGACAAGCCTAGATGATGAGGCTCAGATGCAAGCTCGTAAGGACGTAAAAGGCTACAAAACTGGCGGAAAAGTAAAAGCTTCATCCGCTTCCAAACGTGCTGATGGCATAGCAGTTAAAGGTAAGACTAGAGGACGAATGGTGTAACTATGGAAAAAGACCATTACAAAAATTATGAAGAGCGTAAGCAAAGGCTTATGGATGAAAAAACACTATCTCCATACGAAAAGAAAGCTGAAAAATTTGAACGTCAAGAACGTAAGTCTAGGGGTTCTGGAAAAGCCATGCCAGATGAAGAAAATATGCGTTATTTACCACTAAAGTTTAAAAAAGGTGGTTCAGTATCGTCCGCTTCTAAACGTGCCGATGGCATAGCCCAACGGGGTAAAACTAGGGGACGGATGATTTAATGGAACAGATTTTTGCCGTTGCCCTAGGTATCTGGTCTGCACTACTAACCGCATTTGTTGGGGTAGTTGGCTTTATTGCTCGTGAAAAGAACACAAAGCTAAAAGACCTTGAGCAGATGCTAATTAATACTAAATTGGAGATAGCTCGTGATAACGTTACTAAAGCAGAAGTTGACAAAATTACTGCACACATTGACCAACGTTTTAACAAACTTGAAGCAAAAATTGACCAACTTATTCAGAAAGGGTTAACAGCATGAAAAAGATGAATCCAGGAATGATGGCTATGATGGCTAAGAAAAAACCCATGAAGAAAATGATGGGTGGTGGTATGGGATATGCCAAAGGTGGTGAGACTATGAAAAAAATGGCTGCTAGTGGTTCTGCCTCCAAGCGTGCTGACGGTATTACCGCTAAAGGTAAAACTAAAGGCACCATGATTAAGATGCGTATGGGCGGTAAGGCTTGTAAGTAATGTCGAAGATTAGACCCACTAATCCTCTTGACCAGCTTGACTTAGGGTTTGGCAGTGGCGAAGACCTTAAGCCTAGGAAACAGACGCCTTTAAAAACAGGTCCATCTCCGTTTGATGCCAAGTTAGAAAAGGCAGTAATGGATCGTGAAACCGAGCGGCATGCAGATCGAGTATTACGTAGTATGCAAGCAGAAAAAGCGACTGATGCGGTTAGTAAGGCTGAAGCGGAAAAGCACCAAAAAGCATTACGAGAGTATGTTTCGGGACAGCGTTCTGGGGCTTCATTAAGTAGTATTGGGTCAGAAAGCCCAATGAAAGTAATTAAAAAACCGTATAAAGCTGGTGGCAAAGTAAAAGCGCCTTCTGCTTCTAAAAGAGCAGATGGCATAGCTCAGCGTGGTAAGACTAGAGGGCGGATGATATGAGAACTAGCCGTGGTATGGGGATTATTAACCCCAAGAAACTACCTAATGCAAAGCCAATGCCCCGTAAAACTGTTAAACGGGACGGGGATGAACCGGTTGCGTTATATAAAGAAGGTGGCAAGGTTTCAAAGGTTAACCAAGCTGGTAACTATACAAAGCCTGGTATGCGCAAAGCTTTATTTGATAGTATTAAAGCGTCAGCTGTGCAAGGTACTGCGGCGGGTCAATGGTCAGCTAGGAAAGCGCAGCTTCTAGCTAAACGTTACAAAGAAAAAGGTGGAGGGTATAAATAATGGCACTTAAAGAACCAGATCCAAAGACTCAGAGGGGCTTAGTTAGTTTGCCCGAAGACGTGCGTAACAAGATGGGTTACGCTAAAAAGGGTGGCTCCGCTAAATTTATTCAAGCTGCTATTAAGAAACCCGGTGCCTTAAGAGCGTCTATGGGCGTTAAAAAAGGTGAGAAGATCCCTGCTAAAAAGCTTGCTGCAGCTGCTAAAAAGCCCGGCAAGATGGGTCAACGTGCAAGATTAGCGCAGACTTTGTCTAAGTTAAAAAAATGAAATGGTCCGACAAACGCAAAAAATCAGTCAACTGCGAGAGCCCAAAAGGGTTTTCGGAGCGGGCTCATTGCGCTGGACGTAAGAAAAAATTAGCTGGGGGCGGTCTTGCAAAAAGTCAGCGTTCTCTTAAAGCTTGGACCGCTCAAAAGTGGACAACTAAGTCTGGGAAGCGTTCAAGCGACACGGGAGAAAGATATTTACCAGAGCGAGCAATCAAAGCGTTGTCTCCTGCTGAATATGCAGCTACAACAAGAGCTAAGAGAGCAGGAAAAGCTGCTGGAAAACAATTTGTCTCCCAGCCCAAAACGATTAAAAAGAAAGTTAAGCCCTACAGGAAAGTGATATGAGCACAAGCGGTGAATCAAATTTTGACCTGCAGATACGTGAGATCGTGGAAGAAGCGTTTGAACGCTGTGGTTCCGAGCTTCGCACTGGCTATGATTTAAAAACTGCCCGTCGTAGTCTTAATCTTTTGGCTATTGAGTGGGCTAATCGTGGTATCAATCTTTGGACTATTGAAGAAGGTCAGATTAATTTAACCTACAACAACCCGATTTACCCATTGCCAATCGACACCATTGACCTGCTAGATCAAGTAATTCGTAGGAACGACAATACAACTAATCAAATTGACATTAATATCAGCCGAATTAGTGTTTCTACTTACGCAGCAATACCTAATAAAACAACTACAGGCTTGCCAATTCAAGTTTGGATTAATAGGCAGTCGGGTCAAACCAACCTGACAACTTCCACACTAAGCACGACAATTAACGCTACTGCCACCACAATTACCCTAAGTTCTACTGATGGGTTTAGTACGGCTGGCTTTATCCAGATTGGTGCAGAGATTATTGGCTACACTAATATTAGTGGTAACGACCTACAGAACTGCGTTCGTGGGCAGTCAAATACAACGGCGGCTACGCATATTGCGACAGCAGCTGTGTCGGTGGTTAACCTACCTGCTATCTATGTTTGGCCCACCCCAGATAGTTCTACCCCATATACCTTTGTGTATTGGAGACTACGTAGGGTGCAGAATACGGGAGACGGCGGCACATACACACCCGACATCCCATTTCGTTTTCTTCCATGTATGGTTGCAGGATTGGCATACCACTTGTCCTTAAAGATACCCGATGCCATGAACCGCACAGAAATTCTTAAATTAGCCTATGAAGAGCAGTGGAACCTTGCTGCAGGCGAAGACCGTGAGAAGGCTTCCCAACGCTTTGTTCCTCGTGAAATGTATATAGGTAGCGGGGGGTACTAGTGACCACCAAGTTTACATCGGGTCGTATAGCAATATCGCAGTGCGATAGGTGTGGATTTCGCTTCAAATTAAAAGAGCTAAAAACCTTAATTATTAAGACTAAAAACGTTAATATTAAGGTATGTAAAGAGTGTTGGGAGCCCGATCAACCCCAGTTATCGCTTGGTTTATATCCAGTTAATGACCCACAGGCTGTACGGGATCCTAGACCAGATATAGGATATTTTGAAGCAGGTACCTCAGGGTTGCAAATTTCCAACATTCCAAGTACTGATGTAAATTCACTTGGTTTCCCAACTGTGGGTAGTCGAGTGATTCAGTGGGGTTGGAATCCTGTAGGGGGTCCAAGAGGTATTGATAACCCGTTAACACCAAGCACATTGACTATGGCAGGTGCGGTGGGTACGGTAACTGTAACAACAACTTAGGAGTTAAAAATGGCAACAACTAAAGAAGCACTGAAAAAACATATGGCTAAGGGCGCAGGTGCCCATCCAGACGCAGACGTAAAAAAGATGCGTAAAGGTGGTAAAACCAACGAAGATATGAAAAAATACGGACGTGGTATGGCAAAGGTTATGAACCAGCGGGCTTCATCCTTTACTTACAAAAAATCTGCCGGAAGGGGCCGTTAATATGAATAACGATACATTTTCGTATTTCCCAGCTGAAACAGCTGATCCTATTGGAAAGT